ATGACGGACGATAATATGAAACAGGCAGTTGACGGCGCGCTAGAGCAGGGGTCCCACAAACTGATGCGGCTACTGTTTGGCGCCCGCGTCATGGACGCCTGCTCGTCCATCGTGCGCAACGCCATCAAGGCGCCGGAGGGCTACACGTTTGTCGACGCCGACCTGAGTTCGATCGAGAACCGGGTCTCTGCCTGGATGGCTGGGCAGAGTGACAAGCTGGAGCTGTTCCGCCAGGGCATGGACGAGTACAAGACGTTTGCCACCGTGCTGTACAAGGTTGCGTACGAGGAGGTGACCATGAACATGCGGCAGGTCAGCAAGTCGGCCGTGCTCGGGTGCATGTTCGGCCAGGGGGCCAAAGGACTCGTGGCCTACGCGGAAGGCATGGGGGTGGTGTTGTCCCCGGCGCAGGCCGAGGAGATCGTCAACACGTACCGGACAGCCTACGCCAAGGTGAAGAATTGCTGGTACGCGATGGGGCAGGCGGCGGTGGACGCCATCAAGAGCCCGGGACAGCCGTTCAAGGCCGGCAAGGTGGTGTTGAAGGTTGCGCGTGGCGCGCTGTGGATGCAGTTGCCCAGCGGGCGCCTGATCTGCTGGCAACGACCAGAGGTCGTCGAAGAGTTAACCCCGTGGGGGAAGATGGGGGAGGTCGTCTACGTTCTCAGCCAGAACACCTACACCCGCAAGTGGGGGCGCAACAAGCTCATCGGGTCCAGCATTTTCCAGAGTTCCGTCCAGGGCACTGCTCGAGATTTTCTGGCCGAGCCTGCGCGGCTTTTGAATGATAAAGGCGTGGATGTGATCAACCTTATCCATGACGAGGTCCTTTCACTCAGTCGCGTTGAAGACGCGAAAGAGGTAGAGAAGTTGATGATGACCGCTCTCACCACCCCGCCAAGTTGGGCACCCAACTTTCCGCTCGCCGCGGAGTCGTGGATCGATACTCGTTACCGCAAATAAAGGTGGGCGCGGCTTCTCCGTCCGCTTTGCCCGAAATCATTTCCGCTTGGCTGTCTTAGCAGACTCGCGGAAGGCGTCGGCCGTGGGCGCGCCCTCAGAGCCAGGCTTGCGCATCTTCTCACCAGAGCCTTGCTTGATGCGCTCACGCTTGGCGTGAATGTTGGCATACAGGCCAACCTGACCGCCAGCCTTGTAGTTACGCATGGCCTTGACTAGGTCGTCGTGCGTGGTCTGGTTGTTGCCAACCTTGTCCCACACGGCGTGATGGGTCAGATGCTGGTAGAACGGGTCCAGGGAGGGGTCCAGTTCAAGCCCAAGGGCCTCCTGACGCGCGGCAAGGCGATCGACGGCCTCACGGCCACCCTGGCCCTTCCCGCGGTTCATAATCGAACTGATGCCGACGGGAGCCTGGTTTGCCGTGTGCAGGTTAATCTGACGCGCGTCAAACGTGGGCAAGTCACCGCGGCCCAGCATCGAACCAATGAATCCAGACTTGGCACCGGCCACGCCCTTCATCTGCTCGGCCCAGTTGCGATACGCGTCCTTGTCGCCGAGGACTGCTTGGTTAAGGTTTTGCGACAGGTTGGGCATCGTCTGCGCCGCGTACTGCATCTTTTCAATTAGGTCGTTTTGCTTTCCAAACGGGGCAAACTGCTGTTGAATTTCAGCAAGGGCCCGGGGGTCTGCCTGACCGGCTGACGCCGTATCCAGGTAGCGCTGGCCCATGGGGGAGCCGAGCCACTCAGCAAACGCGCCCTCGGGTCGGACCTCGCCGCCGGTGTTCGGCAGCTTGAGGCCGGCCTTGGTGGCCGTTGCATGCGACAGCCCACCGCGGCCAATGCTTGACTGGGTGATAGTGTATGCCTTGATCAGGTCACGGGCGTTGAGATCACCGGCGGCGGCGCGCCTGGCTTGGTCCTTCATAAACTGGCCGTAGCCGCCCTGGATGTAGTCGGGCACCGTTCTCAGGTCCAGCTTACCCGCAACTTCAGGCATTGGCTTCCAGGACCAGTCCTTCAGGTATTTGGCGGCGGGGTCGGCAAAGGCCTTCAAAGCGGCCGCTTTGGGATTACCGCCGGCCTGCAGGTTTACCAGACCACCCTCTTTGTAGTTGACGCCGAAGTCCGTCATCAGGCGAGGATCGGTCCAGTCTGACTTTTCAATGTCACGTGCGAGCACCAGGGGGCCGGCCTGGATTTTTTCCTTAGCCGACCAGACGGGCATCATGTCGGCCTTGTCGTAGAACTGGGAGGCCCTGTATGGGTTCATACCGATCTGGTGCCACTCGGGGTCCCGCAGATACTCCTGAAGCATCCTGCGCACCTCGTCGTCGCTGGTGTTGACCTGATTGCCAACCATCATGGCGAACGGCGACTTGCCCTGGCCCTCGGCTTCAGCCATGGGGGTCAGACCCTGTTCCTTGGTCCCCAGACCAACGCGCGCGGCCTTGGTAGGGCTGGACTTGAACTGAACGTCTGTGAGGCGCCCCGTGTGGCCGTAGCCGATCGGCTTGCCCGCGGCGTCGTGCATGGTGTCGACGTACGTGCCATAACGCTCGTACGCCGGGATGTCGAGGCGGTTACCCACCCGCGTGCCCTCGGGCACCTGCAGGTTGAGCCCCAGGATGCCCTTCTCGACCTTGTTGGGGTCCAGGGCCGACACGATGTCCACGTTGCTGTGTGCGGCCGGAACCGCCGTCAACGGCCGAATGGGTCGGCGCTCGTTCATAATGCGCAGGTAGTCGGCCTGCGATATCTGCTTGTTCAGGTATGCGTCGGTCGCCTGCGCGAGCACGGGGTCCTGCTGTTGCTTGTAGGGCTTGGCGTTGGCCTTGCGCCACGCGGCAACGCTTTCAGGTGTGAGGCCCAGCATGTCGTAGGCTGACGTGGCCAGTCGCATGCCGATTTGCTTTTTAGGGCTTCCACCAGACTGCAGGTGCACCAGACCGCCCTTGGCCTTGTTGATGTCCAGCTCGTTTGTGTTATACGTGCCCTCATTGCCGATCGCCGACTTGATCTTGCGCGGGTTGTACATGCCCAGGTTCTGTACGCCGGCCTCGGTAGAGACAAACGAGTCATGGCCAAGTTCCTTGATGGCCTTTTGGACCATGTCGTTCTCAATGGCCTGCCAGTTGTCGTAGGGGTTCTTGACGTCATGGACCATTTGGCGAACGTTATAGCTACCCAGGTCTTGCCCGTAGTCCTGCATGAGCTTGTCATACAACGAGTCCAAGTGCGAGGGTTTGTAGGGGTTAAAAATGTTCTCCGCCTGCACATGCACTGGCATCACGTTGGCGCCGGGCTTGACCACGGGGTTCGGGCCCCGGGACTGGGACTCTACCGGATCAAAACTCTTAGCTGCGAATGAGTTGGCAAACGTCGGCTCAGGCGTCAAAAAGGTGATGTTGTTGTTTGGGTTGAACTTGTTGATGTCTCCCGTTGTCCCGTGGTACATCCGACGCTTTTCCTGACTGGGTAGAAGAAACTTCTGCAAGTTAGCGTCACGCTCTGGAGCCGACAAGACCTTTCCCATTGCCGCCTTAATCAACGCCAGCTTAGGGTTACCACCAGATTGCAGATTTACCAAACCACCCTCTGCGTATCCTTCTTTCTGCGCGTTAGTCAGATACTTATCATCGATGAATTGCAGGTTTTTAGGATAATTGAACCATGCATTTCCGTGAGGCTCTTTGTTTGGGAAACGCTCTTTGTAGTTACCGTGCCAGGTGGGCACTGCAATGCGCTGAGGCACCGGGTTGAACTGAACACCCTGGTCTTTACCAAACACAGCCCAGTTGTAATCAGGGTGAAACTCAGTGCTAAACTGCGCGGGTGTATCGTCAACAGTGAATAGGCGTGTACCAACAGAGCTAGTTGGCACACCCTCAGTCAGCGGGTCGCGGTGAGCGCGCAAGATATCTTGGTATTGGGGTAGTGCAATCCCGCCTTTGGTTTTACCTACACCCTCACCAGCGCCAAGCATGGACGCCAGAGCAGATCGCTTCTCGAACGTGTCTGCACCAATCTCTTGCACCGCAAACTTGTCGCGGATGTCAAACGGCTGAGAGAACACTAGGGGTTTGTTAGGCCCTTTGCGCAATGTGGCAATACGCTGGTTAATCAACTCGTATTGTTCTGGTGTCAATTCACGCTTGTAGTGTTCATTCAGGATATCATTGAACACCGTCTTGTTAGACTTCAACTGATCCGGGCCACCAATGTATGTGGAGTACACAACGTCCTTACCGTTGAATTTACGACCCTTTACCAAGTCATTAGCGTGCTTCTCAGCATCGTTCATCCACACAACACCTGCCTCTTGATGCTTGGGGTTGATGTTTTGGAAGTTAGGGAACTGGTTGCCTCCCATGCGGCCACCATGCACGCCAAAGTTATCGGTCTGTGTCAGGCCAAGGTACTTGCCTTCATGGTTGGCAAGCGCCTCGCTGAACTTCATTAGGTTGGTTGGGCGAGGAGCGAAAACTTCTTTAGCTTTTTTGGCAAGGGCTTCACCGCCTCTTACGAGCGATTCGCCCTTGCCTGCGAACTTTGGGAGGCGGGCAAGGCCTCCCTCTGCCTTGTTGAGTACGCTCTTATCTTGTGGTTTCTTTTGCCCGCGAATCATATCCAGTCCGTGGCCGGCGGCGCCGGAGATGGCGCTCAACGTGCCGGCAAGCATCGCCGTGCGCGGGTTGCGTGATTGGTTAGCCAAACCACCGCTTACGGCGCCAACAGAGCCAAGCAGGGCCTTGACCGGGTCGTCGCTGTGGATGCCCTCCGCCGCCTTCAACGCGTTGAACCCGGTCAACGCGCCCGTCGCCGCACCTTGTGCGGCCATGCTCCGGATGGGTTGGACTTGGGGAACGTTAAGCTGGTGGGGCACGGGGCGCGTGGGTTCTGGACCCAGCTGTTGAGCAACCAACTGTTGCGGCGTGGGGCCAGGGGGCGCCAATTCGGTGCGGGGCACAGACAAGCCTGCAAACCGGTTGGGGTCCGACACGAGCTCTCCGCGGTTGACGGCCTGCGCGCGTGTGTTTCCGCTTTCGTACTCGGGGATCACGGCCTGTGCGGTTCGGTTTGAAATGACGCGCGGGTCCCGGCTAACAACATCCTCGGCGCCGCCCTGTAGCTGTGACTCAACGTAGCCAGGAACGCCGCCAGATTTCTGTGCCTCGGTGATGGCATCAAGCAAACGTTTGCGTTGTGCCAGCTCGTCGTTGTATCGCTGCATGTTGGCAGCGTTGGCTTCATTGATCGGCACGTTGGACGCGTTGGCCGCTTGAATTAACGACCGATTTATTTCCGCCTGTTTACGAACCGACGGCGCAGTAAACATGCCAGTAAGAGCGCCGGCACCAGCGGAGCCAATGTCAGCGGCGTTCCCAAACCCTGGAGTCTCTTGAGGCTGAGAAAACATAGGAATATCGGGGATAGGTTCAATATCCGCGATACTCACTCCTGTATTAGTATTTTCTGGTTTTGTAGCCATGGGAATCAGGTCTCCTTGAAAACCGCCATACGATTTAACCTTTTGCAAGTGATTGTATGCGGCGGGGCTCATTGAGCCGCCCTTAAAAAAATCGCTGTTGGGTCCGTCGTGATACGCGATCAACGCGCGTTGCGGGTCGCCACCTTGTTGAGCTAAGTTTTGTTTCAGATACCCAACACCACCCCGAATGTTTTGATCAAGGTTGTATCGATTAACGCCTTGTTCTTTAGCCGCTGCGCGGCCAAGCATCATGACGCCAACGGGCCCCGTTTTAGACTTGGCCTGTGGCTTAAAACTGCTCTCTTGCATGGCGGCGGCGAGCGCAAGCTCACGGGGCACGCCCTGCCGGTCAGCCTCTGCGGCAACCTTGTCAGCAATTGCCCGTTGTTGCGGAGATAGCTTGTTAAGCCACTCCATCATTCATCCCCGGGCCACTTGGCGCCGTCCAATTTCAGCACCTTGGCGGTGCGATAAAACTGAGCGCGTTGCAAATCTTTATACTGCGGGCTTTCTTTGAACTGCGACCACACCATGTTCTTCTTGCTTTGCTCCCACAGCTTATTCTGTTCCATGGCGTTGCGGGCTTCAATCTCGATAACCTTAGCCTTGATGGCCAAGTTCTTTGCGCTGTCACGAGAGGGGTCACCGACGGCGGTGCCAACAAGCTCGCGTTCAAAGTTAGACACGGCGCCTTGACCCTGGTACGCAATGCGTGCAAAGTTAAGGTTGACCTTAGCCATGTTACCAAGCACGCGGTTCCATGCCTCCAGCTTTGTTGGGTCTTTTTTGGCTTCAGGAGATAGCTGTTGTATAAAGTTACCAACCGCGGGAATGTTAACCGCGCCCAGTTGACCAAATTGCACGCCGCTTGCGACCAAGTTTGCGAATGCGGAGAACATATCCGGGCGCATTAGCTTGCCAAACAGCTCTGGGTTGTTTGTGATGTCTTTCATCAAAGCACCGGACAATACCAAGTTGCTTGGCGCGGCGGCAACAGCGTCGACCAGAGCCTTTTGCTCGGGGATGTCAATCTTTTTATTAGATTCAATTGCAGCTTCTTTTTCAACGTCCTGACGCATCTCTTCTCGACGTTGACGAATGGCGAGGTCCTCTCTAGTGCCCGGTGCAAACCCGGTATCCATTGTGGGGATAGCGGGAGTTGGAGCACTAGGGGCCACAGGGGCACGAGCGGGGGCGCTAGGAGCCGCAGAGGCGGAAGCGCCCGGAGCTACAGGAGCAGTAACTCCTGGGGCACCAGGAACCGCGGCGGTGGGGGCACCGGCCCCCTGGGGCGTCACAGTGCCAAGCGCGGTTTGTATTGGCGTGATTTGTTCTGTACCCCTTGATGTGCGAACGTCTCCAGGCACAAACGCGCCGGAGCCGGCAAGGTTTGCTCGCATGTAGGCGGCGTACTCGGGCGTTCCAGGGGTCAACCCTGCGGCCCTTGCAATGCGCTCTTTTTCCGTAGGGTTGGTTAGCGACAAGAATTGTTCTTGCGCCTTAACGGGGTTCTGCGTGAACAAGGATCCAATTGTCGCGGCCTGTTGCGGCGTCAACATCGGCGAAGGACCCGGCAAGCCACCCGCGGTAGGCTGTGGAGCGGCACCACCAGCACCTGCGGGAAGCGCACCACCCGCTTGCGGTTGTGCCATCGGTGCGCCACCGACTTGAGGCTGTTGCGGTTGAATGCCAGCGGCCCGGGAAACCATGTCAGCAAACTGACGCTGTCCGGCGGCGGCTTGCCGCAGACGAGCCTCTTCGCTGGCCAACTGGGCCGCGCTCACACGCATGCCCAGGAGGTCTTGTTCCTGTTGGCGCTTACGAGTTAGATAGTCGTTGTAGTTGCGGCCATACTCACCCGGTGCGCTTCCAGCCAACGCAAGGTGGCCCAGGGCTTCCTGCATGGGGTTGCCGCGCTCACGCTCGGCAATCATCTGCATCAAACGTTCGCGGATGTCGGCGCTCTGCGCGCCCTCGAGCGACACGCCCTTTTGGCCAGCAACCGACACATTGCCGCGGGTGCCGTACTTGGCAACTGCGTTGTCTTCAGTGGTGGTAGGCAATCCGCCTGCTTGATCAGATGTCACTTGCATCTCCTAAGCTGCCGCCCGTATCTATTGGTAGATTGTTGATGATGTCGTTGATGCCTGCGGTGGTGCCGTCATCAACAGCAGTGGGTAGATTGTTGATGATGTCGTTGATGCCCGCGGTGGTGCCGTCATCAACAGCAGTGCCAGGACCTCCCGGTGTCGATTTCAACATGTTGTCAAGCCAACCAATACCCGTCTTACCCGCGGCGATGGCGTCGATGCCCTTACCTGCGGCAATGGCCAGCTGAATGCCTTTGTTAAGGTTTTCAGCGTAGCTGCCCTTGTTGACCTCGGTGGTCGTCTTGGGAATGACGGTGCCCATGTTGTTGATGATGTCGCTGTACTTAGCCAACGCAGGCAGGCCACCCAGCATCTGGGCGTTGGCCAGGTTGATGCCAGTCGTACCATACTGAGAGCCGACGTTGCCGATGCCCTGAAGCGCTTGGATGCCCTGGGTCTGTGCATTGAGGAGGGCCTGATTCTGCTGCTCTGCCAACGTGGTCAGCGCCCCTGCACGTGCCGTGTTGGTCGCTGTCTGTGCACGCAGGGAGTTAAACCCACCGCCACCAATGCCCGCGGCGCCTTCTTTGGCTGTCACTTGAGGCAATATGTTGTTGAGCTTGGCGTACTGAGAACCAAACAGCGCGCCGAGGGGGCTTTGCGTGTTGGGGGTGCCGTCAGGATTAAACGCGGTCTTAACACCCTGGTATATGTCCTCCAGGCCACCCATGGCCGTCGTGAACGGATTCTGTGCAGAGTTAAACGTTTCACCTAAGCCTTTAAGGGTGGTGTCCCCCGGAGCCGGCGTCGCGCCGTACACCGTGCCGGCCGTGTTTGCAATGTTAGACTGTGCGTTGGTAAACCACGACGGCATCGTCGTGGATGTCTCTTTGCTTGTGTCAAATATTCCGGCCATGCTTCTGTCCTTTTGAAATGGCTGCGCTCAAGTATTCTAACGGGCCCACGCTGTCGGGCGGCAACTCACCCGGGTCGTTGGAATGTTTGTGCGATCGAATCTGACGCACAAACATGTCGAGCACCGAGGCGCCCGCGTCGCTGGACCCGTTACCCAGCGATGAAACGATATCGGCCGGCAGGACGTACTCGTCCTTTGCCACCATGGCCGGGATGTCGTCGGATGTACCGTCGCCGTCACCCTTGATCTGGAGGCTCGTCAGCGCACCCTCAGAATAGTACTGAGGCTCACCCATCGGGTGCTGGCCCGTCAGGCCGCCCTTTGAGAACCACTCCATGGGCGAGTTGCTTTGTTCTTGCGGCTCGTTGTCCAACGATGTGCCAAACGCAACGTCCTTGTCTGTCGCTGATCTATCCAAGGGGTTGTCCTGGCCGCCTGATCCTGTAACGGGCCCCAGGCCAGCCAACGAGAACAGCAGCGGGTTAAGCGGCGTGAAGTCAGTGTACGCGTTCTTGTACGTCGGCGTTTCAATCGGCGCCGAGGGTGTCGTGGCAAAAGGGCTTGTTCCGCCCGTGGTGCCTGTCGGGGTGCCCGTTGTTCCGCCTGTTGAGGGGGTTTTCAATCCCGCGGCAATGCCCGCGATAAGGGTGGCGTTGGTCAGCGCGTTGCTCGTTGTGCCTGTGCCTGTGCCTGTGCCTGTGCCTGTGCCTGTGCCGTCGGCCACAGTGCCAGTGTCAGCACCGGTGCCTGTTGCCCCCGTGCCTTCTTCAACGGGGGTGAACCACGCATCTTGATCCGGATATATCGGAACGTCTTCAGCGTCTACTTGAATGGGCTCTTCTTCAACAGGAGTTGTTGTGTCTGTGCCCCCAACAACCGCATCTGTAGTTTGCTCACCGGAGTCTCCTGTCTGCGCACCCGTTGTTTCGGTAGACGTGGCAGAACCCGTTTGTGATCCAGTTTCAGCGTCCCATACAGGTTTGTATGGTTTTGAAGTGACGATCATGCCCTCGCTATCGGGCAATCTACTAGCCCACTCGTAGCGAACCTCTTTTGTTTCCGGGTCGTAAACAGCAGTGTAATAAGAATTTTTGTTTGGGTTGTTGGGATCCGGACGGAACACATCAATGCGTTGTTCACCGTCCGCGTTTGTATACATGGCCGTTTCTGTACGCTCACCCGCGTCCAATTGCAGCCAGCTGGGCTTGGTGATACCCTGCGTACCTCCATGGGTTGAACCATCCGCAGACGCCAGCTCGCGGCCAATAACGTTGCCATACCCTTCCGGGGTCTGCATGTTGGCGAGATAATTTTGAAGGTCTTCACCCGACAGCGTTGTGCCAGACGCTTGCGCTTTACCAATGGCCGCAAACGCGGCGTTTTGTCCGCTTAGGTCATCCGGGAAAGCGTTAAGCTGGTCTTCCGTCAGCGCGGTGAGGCCCCTATCAAGCGCACGCTTTTGGATTGAATATCCTCTAGCCATGGCGCTAATTGCAGAATTGAAAAGAGAATCTGCAACGGCTTGGGAAGGGTCGCGGTTTGCCAGCTTTGACGAGGCCAAGGCAATCACGGATTTTTGTGCAGCAGGCGGCAACTTAGCAATTATCTCTTTGGCGCCCGTTACATCCAGCATCACATCGGTGGCAGCCTGAACACCGCTAAATGCAAGCGCAGCCATCGGATCCCTGCCCATGATGGCCGCCATGCCTGCATTGGTTGCTGCCTGCGCGCCGTACTTATTGAACAGCTGCCCCAACATTGAAGTGTCGGCCACAGACATTGCCTTAGATAATTCGGCGGTTGCAGCAGGCATGCCCTGCTGGATAAGCGCCGACTTCAACGCGGTGCCAACGTCCCCACCGTTCATGGCGGTGTTAATGGCGGTCTGACCAACAATTGCCGTACCCGTTGCGCCAATTGTTGTTGCAATTGCTTCGGGCAACAAGAATTCACCCACCGCGGTGGCGGCTCCAGGGTATGCGACCATAATGGCCACGGCGGCCAACTTACGTGGGTCGCTGGCAATGGCTTCAACCGTAGAGCCCAGCTTGCTGGCAACGTCTTGGATTGCCTCGGCTGTGCCGCCGGTAATTGCACGAGCAGTTTCCACCGCCTTACCGGTAATGGAGTTTGGCCCCACAACAACACCAATGGTGTTATCGTAAAGTTTACCGCCAAGCTCACTTAGCCACCAATACTCAGGCAGACCTGTATCCGGGTTGATCGTCCCAGAGCCACCCATGGCCTTCAACAACGCCGCCTCTTGGGGGTTGATGTGCGCCAACATGGTGTCACCATGCCTGCCGTACTGGGCAAGCTCCGCGGCCATCTGTCTAACGGTGGGTTGTTTCTTTGCCATTATTGTGTTTTCTCTATTAAGAATTACCCATTTTTACGAGTAATTACGCCCCGTCCCCGTTGACAGATTCAGTCAATGCAAGCGCCCATTTACGCCAGTCTGAGAACGTCGAGGGTTCTGGGACGCTGTACTTGTCAAACACTGGGTTTAGGGCGATGGCGTTGGCCAGGTCCATCCAATCAACCTCAGAAACGATGGGGAACTGCTGTTCGGCAAAGTAGTGGATTATGTTGCCGTTCCAGTCGTCCCAGGTGGCGTACATGGGCAGGAACTCGATCTGCATCATGGCCGCTCGTCTCCCATCTCCGCGGTGATCATGATCCGGCCGGCTTCGTAGTTCCCGTCAATGGCGTTACTCCTCCAGCGCAGGTTGATCAGGCGGTGCTCGACCCGCATGTCGATCTTCCCATCACCCTGGCTAAACGTGAACTCGTTGGATTCAACGGAGGGGGACTGAGCAAACGGTCGCCCCACGATCGTCATCGTCATGTCCCCGACCTGGTTAAAGTCAGGCTCGATACGGGTGATGTGCATCCGGCGGTTGGCTGTGATCGTGTGGTCCTCGGCAGGCGTTCCACCAATCCAGCTAATGTCCGACGTCTCGGCAAAGGACTCAATCGCGTATTCCTCGGTCGCCGTGATCTTGTTCTTGCCAAACTCATGTTCCCAGATCTGGTAGCCGCCCGTGATCTGGGCCATGGTTGACCCCGTTGTAAGGGTCGGATCCAGTGTGTCAACGAAGGTGATCAACGTTGTGCCGCCAGTCGTCGAGTTGGTGAACGTGGCCGAAACGATCTGGTTAACGGTGCTCTCGTCGCTCTGGAAGAACATGTAGCTGCCAGGCGGGTTCGTGGACAAGTCTCCGGCCACAATAACCTGTTTGGTTGTGGTTGCCGGGGATACATTGCCCGGGCCGTACAGCAGCTCGTAGGAAATACCCTCGATGAACTCAGGCTCCCAAGCACACCAGATCGGGCGAGGGAACACCTCGGTGATGTAGCCACACGAGCGGCGAGCGCCGGCAGCCTCGCCTGCGTCGTACCAGATGTCGTCCTTGACGTTGTAGATAATCGCGTCGTTGCACTCTGTAGACGTGCCGCGCGGGTAGAACCACCAGATCTCGTTGAACCGCGGTACCTTGGTGGCCCACACCTTTTGACGCTGCTGGAAGTTCAGGTTATCGAACAGGTAGTTGACGTTCTTGTCGTTGGGCAACACTTTGACGGCGCCGTTGTAAATGTAGAACCGATCGCTTCCCATCCAATAAAAGATACCGTCCATCTCGGTCACGGCATTTGATGACATGATTGAGATCTGTGTGGCGATGGTGTCGTAGCGCCAATAGTAGGGAGACGTGGACGTAAATGAAACACGCAACAGTGAGTCTGTGGACCAGAACATGCCCGATGGTGACGCGGTGCCGCCGCGGACGGGGTACCCTCGCACGATCTTACCGGCGGTCATGTTTGTGCTGTTGGCCAGCGGTCCGTTCCAGTCTGAGAACGTCTGCACAACCGTAGACCCCGGAGTAAATTCCACGTTGTTGTTGATCAGGTTACCAAAGTTACTGTACGCAAAAATGAACGGGTACAACACCACCACGCCACCACTGACGTCGATTGGCAGATATGTGGGTTGAGCGCCCGTAGAATCCACCACCTGGGTCAACACGTACTTTTGAGTTGCAGCGTCAGGCAGGAAGTTGCCTGCATACAGGGAGGACACCACGCCGGAGTCAATGTTTTGTAGATTTTTTCCGGGGTGAGCAATCAGCTTAGAATTGCCCGCGCCCGAAGAGTCAAACGCAATGTCAAACTGCCACAAATACTCGTCGTTTACTGGGAATGTGATCGGTGTATAGATCTCAACCGTAGTCGCGGGGGTGGGAAACCCCGTCAACGACGTCAATGTGATGGTTGTTCGGTTGGTGCCTGAGCTGTACGTTGGTGTGCCAGAGGTTGTGTAGTTAGTTCGCAGACCCGACGTGTTATACGCCCAGAACGTCGTTCCAGTGGGAAACGTGGCCACCACGTTACCAACAACCTCGATCGTAACCGGACCGGAGTTAACTGCGGTCACCACGTACGTGTTGCTGAACTCAACCTGGAACGGGCCCACTCCGACCCCTTGGTCGGTCCCCGTGTTAAACACCTCAATACCCTCGCGGTTGCCCACGAAGACATAGTTCACGCCGTTGTATGGGTTGGTGATAATTCCGCGCGGGATGTTGTAAGGCGTGGCAAACATCTGGCGGTAGCCGTTGATTTTCTTTGCCTTGCCGCGCTGGAACCGAACCCACCGGCCGTCGCTGAACTGGTCGCCCTCAAAGCGGGTACCGTCCCGCTTGATGCCAGGTTTGACAACCAGCGTAAATATTTTAGACGCGTTGTCTTGACCGTCAGCCATTAGAACGTACCCCCAGAGATAAGGTCTGCGTCAACGCGGCCAACGAAGTTGGTGACAAAGTTTCCTGTCCCCGCGGTGCCGTCCATGGTAGCAATTACCGTTCCGTTGACAGAGAACCCAAGCTGCGCGTCGTTAGGCGAGTACATGCCCGACGAGGGATCCAGGTTGAACGAGAACGCAGGCGCCGCGGCCGTGCCTCGGTTGGCCAGGAACTGACCCACGTTGGCCTGCAGCAACGGGTAGATGTTGGTTCCGTCGCTGAGCACAATCGCCTGACGCGACGCGGCTAACGAATACGGCGGCTGGGAGCTACCCTGCACTTGGAAGTTGATGTTATACGAACCCTGGTTGGTGTCGTTCAGGAAGTAATACACCTGCGTTACGGCGGGCAGTTGAACCAGCAGCGACGACGTGCGGGCCCCGCTCAACGCGGTGAAACGTTGAATAATCGGGGTGTTGGTGATCAGGCTCAGTGTCGCGCCGGCCACCGTGTCCACGTCATACGTGGCAGACGAGAACGTCAAGCTGTTGGGTCGGGCGCGGCCAACGGTAAAGAAGTCCTGCTTTGTGATGTCACGGTTAACACAGATAAAGCACGAGTCACCCAGCGGCAACGCAATCGAGCTTTGCCCGTCAATCGTTGAGTTAACCGCAGAGGTTTGAATTGTCAACGTCCCTGTTCCGTTGTTACGGATCAGGATAAACCAGCCCTCCGTCAACGACGACACGGCTGGCAGCGTCCAGGTGCCGGCGCCGCTCGTCCACACCAGACAGTGACCGCGTGTGTTGTCGGTGATGGTCGGAGCCGTGATGTAGGAGCTTGTTACAAACGCGGTCTCGAGCTTACCAAGAATGGCCGCCGTGCTGTTACCGGCCAACGTGGCTGCGTCAGCGTAGGCAACACCAGCGCCAAACGCGATGTTGTCCCACACACCACCAACCGTCGTGTTGTCGGTTAGGTATGTATAGACCGCCTGTCCCGTCGGAACGGAAAAAGAGTTGACCTCCGAAAAGTTTTGAACAGCAAAAGAATACGACCCGACGTTACGAATCAAAATGTCCGCGCCAACGGAACCCTGTAGTGCGTCTGGTAACGTCAGGATGGCGCCGGTGCTGGTTGCGTCAACGTCCAGGATACGAGCAACAACTTGCTGGCCGGCGTTTACATACTGGGGCCAGTAGAGCTGTGTTACCGTGGATAACGTAATCGCGTCATAGCTTACGTCTGTCGGCTGAATTACGTTACCGGTAAAGGGGGATGTGAATGTCATGATTGTGATTCCTGTCGTGAAGCGTTGCGATCAACCATTCGAGAGGCTTCTTCGCCCTTGAGTGCTGCGATGGCGTCGTTATAGTAGTTCTTCCACACGGCCAACTTCTCGGTGTTTTTCAGGAAGCCTTGGGCCTGGAGCAACGTGCCATACAGCAACGCCTGCGGCGCCTCGCGGGTCAGCAGGTTTTCCTGGTTGGTAATGTCCAACGGCTGAATGCGGCTGTAATAAATAATCTGAACCGGGTAAGCCTGATCTGCGGCGGGCGCAAAACCCCAGTGGTCGTAGTCATACTCGGCGTAGTACAGCGGCTGGCCCGCGGGGGCCTCGCTCAGGTACTGCGTCACGTAGTCCATGGACCGGTTGAGCACCGGCTCGCCGTTGATCTTCATGCTAACAGTCTTGCGCCAACGCACCGGCTTTTCCACGGTAGAGTCGCCTGCCGCGAGCGTCGTGTTGACCACGTTCAGCTGGATCAGGTTTTTAATCTCGGCAGCAATCGACTGTTCCGTGAGCATGATCAAACGGGGGATCTGGGTCACGAACGACTCGTCGTTTCGCTCTGAGTACTTGATGACATCCTCGACGAGGCTGTCATAGGTCATGTTTGCTGCTGACATTTTGTTTACGCGTAGAGACGCGTCCCTTGTTTATCAATGATGAGGGCTTGATGCCGCGGTTTATCCAGGGTTGAGTTTGGAATCGAAACATGGGTCCAACGGTCAAACTCGCGGATCACTTGATCATACGGCAACTGCGCGGCGATGATGGCCTTGACAACCTGATCCGGCGTCATGCCGGGAACCCGAATGTCAGCAGCACAGCCGATGCGATGCTGAGAAGTATCTTTGCTGCCCACAGCATCATTGACCTGTTTACAGCGAAACGCGCTGTTGACAATGATGGGCTTTCCGCCAAGGGTTGCCTTGACATCTTCCAAGAACTCGGCGAGTCGTTTGAGGTTATTAATTTCAGAATCATTGGGTGTGTTGTCGAACTGACGGTGATCCGTGTGTGTCAACTCTTCGAGGGTGAAGTTAGGGCTTAAGTTCATTTTTTCCTCATGTCAATAATTTTCTCAAGCGTACGTCCACCAAAGTAGAACGACATGATGAGCATACCCCACTGCCCCAACAGCTCAACATACGCCTGGTTGGTGTTCTTGTCGAACGCAGACATCATGGCAAACGTGAAGTAACCCGCCAAGATAGCTATGAGGGTCATGGGGCGGATGTTTTTAGACAGCCATGAGTCGCTTCCCATGTCGGCCTTGAGGCGCTCTGTAAGATTGTTTTGTTCAGTCTCAAATATCTTGGTGTCGTTGGCCATCTTGGCCAGCTCGCCCTCCTGGGCCAGCTTGGTCAACTCCAGCTGGGCCTTTGCCTTTGCTTCAGGGTCAGGAATTAGTTTGTCAATCAGCTTTTCGCCGACACCTAAAAGCGCGTCTAGTCCAAGCATTACTTTTTCCCCATCTTTTCACGTTCTTCAAGCAACTGAACCTTGACCTGAAGCTGGTGAATGTCGCGGTAAATCTCTTCCTTTAAGGTATGACGCCGTTCAGCAGAGATTGGACTGTCTGTTGGCACGCCCTCTTTGGTGATCAACGCAGGCATTGAGCCTTCGATCTTGGTCAGGCGCGTCGAAAAATCCGTCACCTGCCCCAACAACCACGCAAGCGAGGCAACGATGACGGGGATTACTGCCTTGAGAATGTCTGCCCAGTTCATTTAGGATATAGCTCCATACGTTGTGCCGCTGCCGCTGACAGTCACGGTGTTTCCATTTAATGCAATTGCCTTACCACTAAAACCGCCCAAATTATTCTCCCGCCGCCGGAGCACGCCATTGTTCTGATCCATCTTCCGCAACTTCTACAATAGAGTACGGGACGCCGTGCACATGCGAGAGATAAAATTCCCACGCCCGTTGGCGTGCAATTGCGTCTCTTTCTTGCACGTCTGTTGCAAACGTGTATGTTCCGTTTGCTGGATTAAAAATTGCGTATTTAATCATGTTAAGATATTGCCCCGTATGTTGTACCGCTGCCGCTGACAGTCACAGTGTTTCCATTTAATGCAATTGCCTTACCGCCAACACCACCCAAATTATTTGCCAGGCCCCCCGTCACTACCGAGCCATCTCCGCCCGCCGCACCGGCCGAACCACCGGCGCCGCCCGTTGTGCCGGGTCCTGTCGCCGACCACACATATGCTCGTCCACCAGACGCTCCCCAGCCGCCTCCGCCGCCGCCAGCAATGCTTTGAAACTGCTGAGGGGTAATCTGTGATATCAATGTCCCGCCACCACCACCCGCTCCACCGCCTGCTGCTGCGGTTCCTGTTGAGCCAGTGGTCCACGTGCCTCCCGCACCCCCAGCACCCGGTATGATCCGCCCACCTCCGCCGCCGGCGGAAGAGTAATACGGGGTTGTGTTAGCCGCGCCAGATACTCCGGTCGCGTTTAGGGCACCCCCAGCGCCCCCGTTGGATATTGTTGATCCCTTTTTGAGGTTTCCGCCTGTGCCTCCACCCGCGCCTCCGCCGCCACCGGCGTAATTATTTGGGCTCATTGACGAATTAAAACCGCCTCCGCCGCCACCACCTCCACCAGCAATATAGCCGTTGTTGGTGACGGCAAAACTCACACTGGCATAGATAGCTGCTATGCCGTCTGAGCCCACAGTGTCTGATCCGCCGTCTCCGCCCTTACCGAGAACGTATCCGTTATTAACAAAAGTAAGCCCGTTAGGCCAGGATCCGTTGATGATTAACCCGCCAAGGCCTGTACCCGTTGAATAAATATAAACTCCGGTGGCCAATGTTATTGTTACGTTATCGCTTCCATTCCAACCATTAGACAGAGCCCAAAGATTAAGGTTCAGATCAGTTTGATTTGTTGTGATTGTAAGAAAAACACCGTTTGTTTTACCCCAGAACCCAGACGGCATACTCAACGCGGTGCCTGCTGTTGTTCCAGTTAACGTGCGTACATTTGTGTCGTTGAACGAAATGGTTGACGTAGCTGACTGACCCAATTCCAGGTTGACCGACTGCCCCGCAGTCGATCCACCTAAACTGATTGGGCCCGACGCGTTGAGTGCCATTTTTAATACGCTCCTTCTTTGAAGATGTTCACAAACACCGTGCCATCTTCAAGTGCTTCAATTTCGTGGGGTACATTTGCTGGCAGATCAATCGGCTGCGTCTCTGCTGTCATCACAATCTCTTTACCCTTCACGCGGACAACACACGAGCCAACCTGGCAGACCGTGGCATGATTAAATTCATGCATGTGTGAGGGAAGGCCATCACCCTTGTCGGCATGATATACATTAACCGTTACGCCGGCGTAATTAAAATTATGAAACGGAGTAATGGGTTTCATTACCATTCAACAATTACGCCGCCAGCGCCGCCACCGCCTGCACCATAAACACCCGCTGTTCCTGAACCACCTCCAGAACCGCCGCCTGTTCCACCACCTGAAGACGAGCCATCAGCGCCGTTACTACCAGGTCCAAAGGCTTCACCGCCGTCACCAAACACAGAGCCATACGTGGGGTCCACTCTATATATTGCCCCACCACCTCCGCCGGACATTCCACCGCCTCCCCCAGCAGCTCCATTTGTTGCTGGGGGCCCTGTAAAATAGCCACTTCCTCCGGCCTGACCCCCACCGTTAAAAGCGCCCACTGAAAAATAAGTGTTGGCTTTTGTAAAATTAGGGCCGTTTTTAACCAGTATGGTGCCTGCTGTTGAACTAGAAGATCCCGTGGCTCTTGTCGGATATCGGTTTCCGCCCAGGCCTCCGCCACCGCCGCCACCCCCTATGGCTGTAGCATAAAGACCAAAACTTGACGCACCTCCAGCGCCGCCAGTTGAAGCTGTGCCTGAAGACACTACATTCCCTGCGTTACCTCCCCCGCCAACAGTTACTGCAATGGTGGATCCTGGAGTTAATCCGGTTATATTGGCTTTTATAAACCCGCCCGCTCCACCTATGGCTCCCGCCCAACAACCTACTCCGCAAACGGATTGACTAGAGGTGCCGCCACCCCCACCGCCGCCACCCCAAACAGATACTACAACCTTTGTCACACCGGCTGGCACCGTAAAGTTGCCCGATGATGTAAAAACTTGAGAACTAGGGCCCGCAGAACTTCCCCCTCCCCCTCCCCCTGTAACGGCGGTGGTTTGTATGGTTTCATCAGGAAACTTTATGCCGGTTGAAACAAGTGAGGTTGCCATAGCTTAAACCCCCTGGACGCCATTGGTTCCTGGGAATGGAGCGGGAGCAGGAACGACAATAATTTCTTCAGTTTGTGTGTTGTAGTACCACTGATCTGCCACCACATCATTGCTGCAAGAGGCCCAAAAATAGGGTGGTGCGATAGGAAATGACGCACCAATATCTACAACCTGGCAAACGCGCGCAGATTGCTCAATTGGTGTATATATGGGTATATATTTACCAGGGATTTGAGGGTCTGTGTTTGGTTCCCAGCTAGTGAGAGCATTTACCAGACTTGTAGGGTCGATTAAAGCAAGTTTCATTTTTATCACCAAAAAACAATGACACCGCCCGTAGACGCAATGGTTTGTGTGGTCCCATCAGGAAACTGAACACCCGTTGATATAAGTGAGGTTGCCATACTTACGGCGTTCCGTAGCCTGTCACGTTGCCGATAACGACAAAGTTACCAGACGAGTCAAGCGAGCCAATCGTTGTGGTGCCGTGCTTAAACACCAGCTTTGAGCCAACCTGAGATATGGTGAAGTTGGTCGTGGCCACGCTGCCCGCGGATCCTGTTGTGTTCTGGTCCAACGTCGGGACGTCGCCGGCCTGGATGGCCGACATGGTCACGTTAGTCCCGTTGCCGCGCAGGTATTGACCCGACGTAACACCCCCAGCCAGTGCGTTGATGGCCGTTTGCTGTGTCGTGGCGCCCGTGCCGCCGCTGCTGATGGCCAGGGTGGCCGACAAACCTGCCGCCGTGCCCGTCGTGTTCTGGTTCAACGTCGGCACGTCGCCGGCATCGATGGCCGACATGACCACGTTGGTGCCGTTACCGCGCAGGTAGTAGCCCGATGTTGCTGCGCCAGCCAGTGCGTTGATGGCGCCCTGCTGGCCCGTGTTGCCGGTGCCGCCGTTAGCAATTGGCAACACGCCGCTCACGTGGGTCGTCAAACCAACCTTACCATACGACGGCGCGACGCCCACGCCGCCAGACAGCAGCACGTTACCCGTTGCAATGTCAGACAGTTTGGCCAGGGTTGTCGAGCCAGACGCGTACAACAGGTCACCAATTGCGTAAGACGCAAGGTTAGTGCCGCCGTGCTCAACAGGCACGGTGCCAGAGATGTCCGTGCCCAACAGGGCCGACATGCTCGCGTTGGTGCCGTCGCTGCGCAGGTAGTAACCCGTGGTCTGCGTACCCGTCAGCGCGTTGATGGCGCCCTGCTGCGTCGTTGCGTTGGTGCCGCCGTTAGCAAACGGCAACGTGCCAGACACCTGGGTCGTTAGGCTCAGGCCCGTGATTGCGCCGCCCAACGTGATGTTACCTGCACCCGTTACGGTGCCCGATAACGTCAGCCCGTTAGCCGAACCTGTGCCTGTTACAGACGTCACCGTACCCCCCGAGTAACCCACCACGGGGTTCCAAGAGGGTGCCACACCGGGGCCATTGGTCTGCAGCACGTATCCGGCAGTTCCGGGCGACAAGAACGAGGTTGTATTAGTGGCCGCTTGCACGGGAATGTCGCCAAGCGTACCCCCTGCCAAGTTAGTGGCCAAAGAGACCGCGCCGGCTTGAGCCAGCAAAAACACACCGCTGTTATCGCGGGCGTACAGCTTCTTGTCCGTTACGTTGAGCGCAAGCTCGCCAACGATCATGCTGGCAGCCGAGGGCTGCAGACCCGCCGTCGTCGAGTAATACAGTTGAATGGGTGTAAAGCCGGCTTGTGACATCTAGGTGTCCTTATCGGGTGTAGTAGCTGATGTTGGGTGTAATGTATTGCGGTGACTTGTCGCGGTCCTCGTTCTCGGCCGTGATGGTCGCCTCAATGGCGTCGTTCTTCAACATCGTGATGCGGTTGATGTCGACACCGGGCAGCAGCTTGGCCACGCGGTGAGAGAGCTGCGCCTGCATCGCAGGCATCCAACGGTCGGGAACCGCGATCTCGTTGGTCAGCTTACCCACGTCCTGGGGCTGCATCTCGATCAGAATCATGAACGCCTGGAACGCGTCCTGCGGCACCGGCCACACGTTCATGATCGGGGTCACCTGACGGTCGAACCAGTACTGAAGCGAACGCTCGCCCAGGAAGTCCTTGTTCGGCAGGTTGAAGTAGCTGTCCCGGTTCAGTCGCGCCAGGGGCACGTCCTGTTGGACCGACGCCAACGAGAACGCGCGAATCTTGACCTGCGCGTTTGACGGGTTACGAAAGCGCCACCACTTGGCCAGCGGGGATCCGTCGATCTGGGTGTAGCCCCACTGGTTGACGATGCCGTTGGTGACCGTCACCATCGGCGCCCACGTGATGCCGTCGTAGCTGTACTCGACGTTCATCGTCGTGCCAACCGTGTCACAGTAGAAGCCCGCGCTCAGGAACCGGTAGCCGTCCTCGTAGAAGGCCTGTGCAGACGCGCCGGCGGCGATGGTGTACTCCAGGTCCAAGGACACCGTGTTGAACGCGCCATACACGTTGTCTGACGTCGTGCTGGGCCGGGTCATCAGTCGGTAGTTGGCCTCGCGGATGTCCACGGTGCCAACCGGCATCTCGTACTGTCGGGTCTGGGTCTTGCTGCCAATCACCAGGTAATCCAGCAGCCAGAGGTTCACGCCGCGGTTGGACAAGTTGATGAGGATGTACCAGAGCGCCTGGCGCGCACGGTTGACGTTTTCAGGCGTCATCTCCTCGGGCAAACGACCCGCCTCGCTGAAGGCGAAGTTGATCATCTGGTCAACCGAGATGACCGTCTGCGCCGTCGTGTTCGAGGTGTTGTCGTAGTTGCTTGCCATTAGCAGTTCCAGTTTCTAAGCGAAGCCTTTGCCCGCTCGGCGGGTCCGCTGGCCTTTTTAACGACACCCTCCATCCGAGCGCAAAAGCTATCTTTCCTGGCCTTGTCCGACTTTGTCTTCGGGTTCGGGGCGGGCGCCTTCAGGTTACTTCCGTTCTTGCGGTTGTACTCTTCGCGGCCCTTAGCCGTCATGCCCGCACCCTTTTCGGTGGGGTTGTACGTCTTGCCCTTGCCAGTTGTCTTGCGCGGGATGGGTTTGTCGTGTTTCATTTTTTCCTCTCGGGCAGCTTCTTCTTGGCCGGTCCAGCCTTGACGAACTCTTTGCCAACCGATTGCTTGATGCCGACCTTCTTGGCGAACTCGGGGCTGCGAGCAACCCCCTGCATCAGCCGGTTTTGAGCCTTGGACTCAATCGGCATGTCAGCACTTCCCGCCTTTTTTGAACATGTCGGGCTTACCCTCCAGGGCGGGCAGGCCTGCCTTGGGCTTGGCCTTGACCTCTTTGGCCTTGATCATGCCGCCGGCCTTGTACTTACCCATGCCGCCGCCACACATTTCGCGCACGGTGCCCTTCTCTTTCTTGGCGCGACCGCCACGCTTGAGCTTGGTGAGGTCGGTCTTCTCGCCCTCGTGTGACTGCTCGTCATGCATCTTGAATGCCTTCTTAACGATCTTTTTGTCTTGCGCCACGTCTTCGTGGGACATCTCCATGTCCTTTTTAGAGTGGTCGATGCGGGGGGTATATTTGGCCATGATTTGGTTCTCCTATCAATAATTACGCATGAAAAAGGGCTTATTCGCCCTTGTCTACTTTGCTGTCCAGCCTGTCAAAGATCTTGCCAAGCATGTCCTTTATGTCCTTTACGGCGTCTTTAAAATCGTCCTTACGGACGAAGTCCTGGTTGACCTCGCGGTTCAACTCCTTGACGTCCCGTTTGATTTCCTTGATGGCGTCCCAGATGGTCTTCAGGATCCAACCTCCCAGTGCACCGCAGAGGGTGATTGCCGTGTTAAAAAAGTGTTTCCCGTCGAATTCCATCACACCGTCTCCATGGATGCTAGATTTGAAATTAGTCTTGTATCTGTCGGGTTGAACTCGAGTGCCTTCTTGCACAGCTCAACCGCACGTTCTTTCAAACCCAAATGCCACGCCGCGATGCTGGCAAGGTCGTAGGGCTTCTCTGTCCACACGCTGGGGTCCATCGTGTAAACCTCTTCTTTGTTGGTGATCCCCAGCGCCGACATGGCCGCGGAGAAGCTCTCCGCCCACATCGAGTGGCGGTAGGTGAGCATGGCCAGGTCGACCCAGGGCTCACGGGTACCGGGGGCCTCCGCAACGGCCAGACGAGCCCACTTGAGGGCCTCCCAGCTGTTGCCTTTTTCCTGGTGGCTCTTGCTGATCAGGCGCATGGCGTAACACCGCTCGTTGAGCCAGGTGGCCTCGGGCATGGCCAGGTACTTGTTCAGGGCCGTCAGGGCCTCGTCCCACATGCTGTAGAAGGTCAACTCGCGCGCGTAGTAAAAGGCGTTACGAGGACAGCGCGGGTCCTCGGTGACCGCTACCTTGAGTAGGTCCAGGTACTGGCCGCGGGACTTCGTTGGATCGGGCTTGTGTACGACCAGGAGCATGTCTGTGTGGGCCCAGACCTCTTTGGTTCGGATGTCGGGCACCGGGTATTCGTGGCAAGGATGATGCCAGTGATACCCATGACGATGATGAATCTTCTCATAGAAAAACGCGATCCCCATGCCCCAGTCAAACTTGTAGCGCAGGCGGGTGGTGTCGTCCTTCCACACGCGCTCGATCTCTTCACGCCATCCAGGCTGCAGCTCTTCGTCCAGGTCCAGCGAGATGCACACGTCAATGTCGCGCGGGATCAACGCCAGGGCCGCGTCGCGGGCCTTGTCAAAGCGCCAGGGGGAGATGCAGATCTCGTGGACCGCGGCGCCGTGTTGACGCGCCAACTCGACTGTTTTGTCGGTCGATCCGGTGTCGGCGATCAAGATCAGGTCGGCGTCCTTGGCGGATTCGCAGAACCGCTGGACGAACATTTCCTCGTTCTTGGAGATGGCGTAGACTGCAATTTTCACTGGGGTTTTTCCTCTACGGCCACCGTGTACACCCAGTCGCCCTCCAGCGTAGGCTCACACGGAACCAGTTGTTGCGTCTCGGGGTCGTGCTCCCGAAACAGGTTTACGCGAACCAGGTTGCGGTCACTCAGCTGCTCGTCCGTTGGGGGATACCACTCGCACAGCTCCCGGCAATCGGCCACC